AGAAAATACGTTATATGTAGAACGTTTTCGTCCTACTGAACTGCAACATTATGTTGGAAACGAACATATAAAAGAAATGGTTCAAAAATATTTGGATCAAGGTGATATTCAAAATTTCATCTTCTATGGCCCCGCGGGATGTGGAAAAACTACATTAGCTAAAATCATAGTTAAAAATCTAGATTGCGATTATCTTTACATAAATGCATCTGATGAAAACGGAATTGATACCATTCGAGAGAAAGTAAAAGGGTTCGCTAGTGCTGCTTCCTGGAAAGGTATCAAAGTAGTAATTTTAGATGAAGCCGATTTCATTACAATCCAGGGACAAGCTGCCCTCCGAAATGTAATTGAAACATTCTCTCGCTCTACTCGTTTTATTTTAACTTGTAATTTTGTAGAGCGAATCATTGATCCATTACAATCTAGATGTCAAGTGCTTAAAATTGTACCCCCAACTAAAATGGATGTATATAACCATTTAACTGATATTTTAGATAATCAATTATCTCTATCATATGAGCAAGAAGATATCAAATCTCTAATTGTACAGTATTATCCTGATATGAGAAAGATGTTGAATGTAATTCAAATGTCTGTAAAAGATAATGCTGTTGTACTTGATAAAACTGTTTTAACCACAAACAACTATATTAAAGAGGTATTAAAGGAATTGATGGGTAGTAAAAAATGGATAACTATTCGACAAATTATAGCGGATTCAAATGTTAAAGATTTTGAAGAACTATATCGTTCTTTATTCGAACATAGCTCAAAATATGCTTCCGGTAAAGAAGGAATGGTTGCAATTATTTTAAATGAACACCTTTACCAAGCAAATTTTAGAATAGATAAGGAAATAAATATAATGTCAGCAATAGCTAAAATAGTAGAAACAATTTAAAAAACAAACATGAACGAACAACCAAAAATGAACATTGACTTCAAAAACAGTACTTCAGTAGAAGGCTTTGATGGAGGTAAATTATTTGGACAGGCGGTAATTATCCGTAAAATATCCAAATTTCTAGTAGGAGCGGACGAGGATGCACTAGTTCCAATCCCAGTATTCTATGATTTAGAATCTAAAAAAATATTATCTGATTCCATTCCACCTGAATTAAGAGAGGAGTATAAAGATATTACTTTAGATGTCTAAGAAACAGATAAAAGATATATGGGGGTGGTTAAATGAAATCACCCTCTATAAAACACCAATTGAAAATATTTCGGAGGAATCGTGGGAAAAATGGAACTCTTACATGATCAATAGATATGTATCAATGGATATACGTTATATTGAACTTGTAAATTATATTCAAACCATACCATATGATAACAAACACCAAATTTATTCAATTTACCGAGAAATGATCCCACAATCTAAAACCTATCTGCGATATATTAAATCCAAAAACAAAAAACAAAATACCACTTTAGTGGATTATATAGCACAATATTTCGAATGTGGGTTGGGTGAAGCCGAAGAATATATTGATATCTTAAGAGAAAAAGGTACAAGAGGTGTACTTTATAGTATGGGAATTGAAGATAAAGAAATTAACAAGTTATTAAAAAAATGACAAAAAACGCAGATGTCGGAAGACATAGAAGAGAAGAACTAAGAACTCGTACTATTGAACAGACAGACTCTATTGTAGACTCAGTAATTGACCAATTTATATCTAGAGCATCATTTGGAAAAACAAAATATGGAGTAGATCTAGACAGAGAGGACCTATCAGTTTTAGAATGGATTGAGCATGCCAAACAAGAACACATGGATGCCATATTGTATTTGGAAAAATTGAAAAAAATCGTAGAAACAAAAGGACTATAATATTTATAATAAAATACTCAAAATGACAAACGAAAATTTAAGAATGCAAATGCTAGCTGGTGTAATTACCGAAGGCGAATATAAAGCAAAAATTCAAGAAAACGAGGAAAAAACAGATCTAAACGAATCCATGATTGGAGGAATTGTTGGAATCGGAGCAATCAACCAAATTCCATCTACACCAAAAACAGATTACGAAATAGCATTTGAGCATTTCTTAGGTGAACGTTACGAAATTAAACCAAATAGAGAAAGAGATGACATCAAAGAAGATGAAACCTCAGATATGGAAGATAAAGTAGCGGATGAAGTTTCAATGAACGAGGAAGAAGGTGGAAATGAATTCAAAACATATCTCACTGATTTATTTGATTCAGTTGATTTAGGAGATGAATACGAAGAAGGTCCACAATCATTTACATTTGAAAAAATGGAATATGCTGATGAGGATGCTATGGGTGGAGAAGATGCTGAAATGTTTGAACCTGCACACGAATATATTACTTCAAAAGGCGAAGTTAAATTATCATCCTCCCAAATTCCTTTAATATTTACTACAGAAGGAGAAGATATAGTAGTTAATTTCAACACAGAAGATTTCCCTTCATTATATTAGTAACATGAACCCAAAAGACACAATTACAGTAGATGTTCCTTTATTTATTCGTTTACTCGAATATGCTAAAGAAGATGCTAAAACAGACATGGATCTACATGATGTAGCAGAAAATATCATTTCCTTATCATCATCCGGAAAGACACTAACAATGGATAACTACAATTCAATTGTGGGTTCACAAGAAAATATTGCTGAAATTAGAAGATGGCAAGTTAGAGCCGGAATAATTAAATAACATTTAGGACCGTTACAAAAACTGTAACGGCGAAACCTCCAACGTTCGCTATCGTGGAGGTTTCTTTTTACTTTTAAATAAAAGCTTGGCTTTCGCCAGGCTTTTTCTTATCTTCCCATAATGAAAAAAAAGATACCATCCCTAATAAAGGAAATAAAAAATAAACAGTTACCTCAAATTGACTTTGCTACCCAAAAATTGGTATCATATTCTCAATTATCTATGTTTAACGAATGTCCAAAAAAATGGTCATTACAATATAAAGAGGGACATAAACAATTTACTTCCTCTATCCATACTGTATTTGGAACAGCATTGCATGAGGTTCTCCAATCATATTTAACTACAATGTATGAAAAAAGTGGAGCAGAAGCAGATCGTTTAAATACATCTGAAATGTTAAAAGATGCTTTAAGAGAAGAATATATAGTTCAATACAAGAAAAACAAGAACAAACACTTCTTACAGCCGGAGGAATTAAGTGAATTCTATGATGATGGCGTTGCTATTATGCAAGAATTTGCAAAACATAAATCCAAGTATTTCTCTAAAAAAGGATGGCATTTAGTTGGAGTAGAATTACCTCTTTCAAAACACCCAAACACTAAAAAGTCAAATGTTTTATTCCAAGGATATCTTGATTTGGTAATGTATCATGAACCAACAAACACTGTTAAGATTATAGACATTAAAACTAGTAAATCAGGTTGGAGTAAAAGAGAAAAATCAGATGAGCAAAAACAATTCCAACTTATCCTATATAAAAAATATTTCTCCGAAATATATGATTTTCCAATAGAAAATATTGAAATAGAATTTTTGATTGTAAAACGAAAACTATACGAAAGTGAAGACTACGTTATTAGACGCATTCAATTATACCAACCAGCTTCGGGTAAAGTAAAATTAAATAAAGTATCTAAATCTATAGATGAATTTGTAGAAAAAGCATTTGATAACAATGGTTATAAAGATGTTGAGCATCAACCAACCCCAAATGATAAATGCAAATGGTGTCCTTTCAATAAGACTCACTTGTGTTCTGCGACCTACTGATCTCCTAATATATGTATATCCGATAACAATTAAAAAACATATTATGAGTGAAAAAAACCAACAATTAACATCTGTCAAATTAGATAAAGATCTATTTGAAAATTTTAAAGTGGAATGCATCAAACGCAAATTTAGCTTCCAAAAATTATCTGAACGAGCAGTTCATCTTTATTTAACAAGTGATGAATTTAGAAAACAAATCCACAACCATAATGATTTAAGTTTGGAAAACGAGGATTAATTCCTTATATTAAACAAAAAATAAAATAGTTATATGAATTCAAGTTTTAAGTATCTCCCTCAAAATGAGCGGAAGAAAATCCTACTGATTTGCGATGATGTTAGAGTACATTCAGGTGTGGCTACAATAGCACGTGAATTAGTTTTAAACACATCTCAACATTTCAATTGGGTAAACATTGCTGGAGCAATTAACCACCCAGAGAAAGGTAAACGATTTGATTTAAGTTCAAGTACCAATCAATCCTCTGGTTTAACAGATTCATCTGTATTTTTATATCCTGTAGATGGATATGGAGATGCTGAATTAATCAGACAACTGATTGAAATAGAAAAACCGGATGCAATCATGTTAATTACCGATCCAAGATATTTTGAATGGCTGTTTATGATCGAAAATGAGATTAGAAAAACAATGCCAATCATTTATCTAAACATTTGGGATGATTATCCAGCTCCATTGTATAATAAAGCATTTTATGAATCATGTGATGCTCTATTAGCTATTTCAAAACAAACAAAATTAATTAATGAATTGGTTTTGGATGAAAAACGAGGTAATAAAATAATTGAATATGTTCCTCATGGTTTGAACCACGAGATATATTATCCAATTGAAAAAGAAGATGAGTTAAAAGAACTTGAACAAGTTAAAACTCAATTGTTTGGAGGTAAAGAAAAGGATTTTGTTGTATTTTTTAATTCAAGAAACATTAGAAGAAAACAAATTCCGGACACAATGCTTGCTTTTAAAATATTTTTAGATACATTACCTAAAGAAAAAGCAGCTAAATGTATTATGATAATGCATACCGAAATAATAAGCGAACATGGGACTGATTTAGATGCAATACGTAAAATATTATTTACAGATTACCCAGATGCTATTGCTTTCTCAACTAATAAGTTAGACAATAAACAATTAAATCAATTGTATAATATTGCGGATTCTCAAATCCTTTTAACTTCAAATGAAGGATGGGGTTTATCGTTAACAGAAGCAATTTTAGCAGGAACTGTTATTATCGCTAATGTAACAGGTGGTATGCAAGATCAAATGGGATTTGAAGATGAATTTGGAAATTGGTACACACCTACTCCTGAAATACCTTCAAACCATACTGGAAAGTATAAAAACCACGGTGCCTGGGCATTCCCAGTATTTCCTTCAAATCGTTCAATCCAAGGTTCACCTAAAACACCATATATTTGGGATGATAGATGTTCTGCAGAAGATGCAGCTGTTCAAATCGGTAAAGTATATGCTTTAGGTAAAACTGAAAGAGATGAATTAGGTAAAGTAGGTAGACATTGGGCTGTAAATGATGTAGGATTTACAGCAGAAGATATGGGAGCTAAAGCGATTTTCGCGATAGATAAATTATTTAACACGTGGACTCCGCGAGAAAGATATGAGTTAATCAATGTTAACGATGTTAAAGAACCTACAATTAATCACGCATTTGTATATTAAGTTATGAGTAAACCAACTTTTGTAATAAGCTGCCCTATCGATACGTACAGTGGATATGGAGCACGTTCTCGCGATATCGTTAAAGCGATTATTGAATTAGAAAAATATGATGTTAAAATCCTATCTCAACGATGGGGTTCCACTCCTAGAGGATTCATTAAAAATAACCCTGAATGGGAATTTTTAACTCCACATTTATTAAATTCACCCCAATTACCAGCTCAACCAGAAATTTGGATGCAAATTACAGTACCAAATGAGTTTCAACCAATGGGAAAATATAATATTGGATGTACTGCCGGTATTGAAACTACAATAGCACCTGCTGAATGGTTAGAAGGATGTGGAAGAATGAATTTGATTTTAGGATCATCTGAGCATACTATCAGCGTATTGAAAAATAGTAAATATGAAAAACGCGACCAAAAAACTAACCAATCAGTTGGATTTATTGAATGGAAAGGTGATAGTGAAATAATATTTGAAGGGGCTAATACCAATTTATATAAACCAACCAAATCTACATTTGATTTATCTAATGTGGAAGAAGATTTTGCTTATTTATTTGTAGGACATTGGATGCAGGGTGCTATTGGTGAGGATAGAAAAAATGTAGGTCTATTAGTAAAAGCATTCTATGAAACGTTTAAAAATAAAACCAAAAAACCTGCTCTTATTTTAAAAACATCTCAAGTAGGTTCTTCATATATGGATAGAGATGAATTGGTAAAACGTATCAAAATAATTAAAGATACAGTCAATTCAACTAATCTCCCAAATGTATATTTACTACATGGTGAATTCACGGATGTTGAAATGAATGAAATTTATAACCACACTAAAGTTAAAGCAATGGTTAATTTAACTAAAGGTGAAGGATTTGGACGCCCATTACTTGAATTCTCTTTAACAAACAAACCCATCATTTCATCAAAATGGAGCGGACATATAGATTATCTAAACCCAGAATTCACAACACTTTTACCAGGTACCTTAACAAAAGTACACCCAACAGCAGCAAATAACATGCTATTAGCAGATTCGGAATGGTTTAGTGTTGATTATGGTCAAACAGGATATTATTTAAAAGATATGTTTGTAAATTATAAAGGATATTTAGAGAATGCTAAACGTCAAGGTTTCCAAAGTAGAACAAAATTTTCATTTGATGCTATGAAGGAAAAATTAGAT